TGGCAAGACCAAAGCCTACAGAACTTTTAGTCAAGTTCTTTCCAGAACTAATTGACAATAATGTCCCAAAGAAAAATAAAGAAGCCTCAAAAGAATTAAACGTCAGAGTCTGTGAAGCAATTATCTCAGACTTGATTGGTAAGTTCGACTCTTTGTTTAGCTACATGGGAGAAGGCGCTTTGATTGTCAAGCTCGCAAGTCGCCACGGCAAAGAATCAATTCAGACACAGAATTTCATTAATCGCTTTTCTCTTGAAAGGGATCTAGCAGAAGCAAAGAAAGTAGGAGATCCGACAGTCGAAGAGTTCCTGAAAGATGTTTTAAGCAAGGTCAAGAAATGCAGGTTTGATGATGAAATTTGCATTCTTTTATTAGATAACTCAGGAGGTTCTGCTGCAATTTTGCCCAGAGATAATCCGGCGAAAAGAATACAGTCCATGATTGATGAGCTTTAACCATGGCTCAGACAGAAAGAGTTTATAAATGTGACTTAGCTCCACCAGCTCCTGTCATACAAGGGGCTCGTAGCGTACTTGGCACAATTGATCTTGATCCTTACTCGACAGAAGATATCAATCGTTCAGTTATGGCTGCTCGATTCTTTGACCGAGAGAAGGAAACATTAGACAGCATCGTTCATAAGGATTGGGATACACCCAATGAAGGACGAGTTTTTGTAGGGGCTCCAGCAGGTGCAGCTCTAACAAGAAGACTGATCAATAAAACATTAACGGAGTACAGACAAGGACGAATTAGTCATGCCGTTCTCTGGATGGCTCATAACGAAGCAATTATTCGAGCACCTTGGCTATGGGATTTTCCAATGTGCATCCCGTTTAGAAGGCTTCGACCCCAGTGGTGGGACGACGAACTGGAAACGTTCAGAGGGATCTCTCCTTCTGACTGGTCTGCCGTCGCTTACCTACCACCGACTGATCCTGCCAAATTCCATACCGCGCTCTCCAGATTCCATAACGTCTTTAGTCCTATCGGCAGAGTCGTTTTCAACGAATACAGCGGTGAGGCTGATTGGGATGAGTCCTACAAAATTGCATTCGGGAAAAACTATGATTACCGAGGTTGATCTAGAGAAGACGCAAGTTGATAGCTTCCTTGCTCCAGACGGAAACTCATACCTAACAATTAGGTCTGTTACTTATGATTCGTGGATTATCTGGCAAGACGCTATTCCTTTTGAAAAAGATTTGCGCTTGATGTTAACGCAAGAGATCTACGACAACATTGTTGAGCTTGGTACTCGTGTCCACAAACTACATCAATCACTTCCTGGCTATAAGGCTTTGACGGAATCTCCATTTGACTTTGTCTTATGGTTCGATCCTCTCGACTCAGATCCAGACTGGAACGAAGGTAAGAAATGTAGGTTTATGATTAAGGATTTCACAGCAGAAGAACTCGTCTACTTTAATACGCTAAAGAAAGCAAATAAACTAGAGGTCAAGCCGATGACCAGTCGTCTGGTCGAAGCAAAGATCCCTGTTAAGTAACTATGAATTGCTGGCATTGCAATACAGAACTGATCTGGGGCAGTGATTCAGATCTTCCAATTCCAAGTGACGAATACGATTTCATTACTTTTCTGTCCTGTCCAAAGTGTGAGTCAGACACTGAGGTTTATCACAAGAAGCAGGACTAATCAGGTTCCTAAATTTCCATATCTTGCTTCGTACAAGGATTTTCTTGCTCCGTATTTATCTAAATTCTCTTTAAATACTTGATTTTCTTCTTTCTGTTGAGCAGACCTTCTATTTAAAACATTGATACCGCTGCTTCCATCTAAAGACCGACGACCTCCAGTAGAGCCACCATAATTCTGAGCGTCATGATTGAATTTTCTTGCCTTAGCTAGATGTCTTTTAACTAAAGCACTCTTCTTATTAGTTAAGGCCATGGTCAGTTCCTAATAATAAAATCCTTTCAGGCCATTCATCTCGGGGAATGTATTTGACCATCAAGTAGAAATGAAGGTTATGAATCAAGGTGTACATAACAATCACAAGTGTTGGAGTTAGACCTCTGTATTCACCTAGAAGAGCGTTGCACAAAGCAAAACCTTCAAGCAGTTGACGCTCCATCACGGCAAGAGTTAGAAGCTTTGCTTTGTCTTTGTGATCTATGTCACTCAATACGCTTGATCTGTCTTACACTTAATACTATCCTAGGCAGAATAGAGGGGGAGCTAAGTGAAGACTCGTTATGATCTTGTGCCTTGGAATTCTATTGCAGACATCGCTGATGTCCTCCAGTCTGGCGCTGCAAAATATGGGTCGCATAATTGGTGCCGAGGTGCCCACTGGAGTAGATATTTCTCAGCTTTATGCAGACACGTATTTGCATGGTGGCGAGGAGAAGATAGGGATCGAGAAACTGGAAAAAGCCACCTTGCCCACGCTGGATGCTGCTTGCTCTTTCTAATGGAATATCAACGTAATAGCTGGGGAACAGATGATCGCTTTACTGGTCCAGACGATCAAGTCTTCAATAAAGATGATGGTCTCACTAAAGAAGTATTTAGCATAGATATGTACGACCAAATTAAGAAAGCAGATCCCATCGATTTAGGTTTGGAATAACAATGTCTAAAACACATCACAACTGTCACTGCGATCATTGTCAGGAAATTATTAATCAGCAAGACCGAATGCAGGACTGGCAGTTTAATCGCAATAAATATAATAAATTTATTGAAAAGAAAGCTTTAGAAGTAAGACCTGATCTTATGTCTTACTTTTCTTCCTAGTTAATTCCTGTATCTTTTTCCACCAATATTCTTTCTCTCCCTTCTCAATCCAAGGAGAGTGATACATCACATATGATTGTTTAATCTTTTCTTCAATCGTAATTTCTTCTTTCAATTATCTTTCTTCATTTTCTTCGGCAAAATATATAAAGTCCAATACATAATCAACGAAATAATAACAATAGAGGTAAGCCAACCTCCAGAGGTATCATTGGTAATAGGTTCCTGTGCTTCCCATGTCCCAGGTAAAAAGAATACAGAAGGCTTTGATAAAAAAATCATAATAATTACTGACGAGGTTTCCTGCTTCTAGGTTTCATTTGTTTCTGCAATGCTTCCATCTGGGGAAGACTCATTTGGGTTTGAGCTGGCTGTTGTATTGGTGAACTTGCTTCTTGAATACGTGCTTCTAACTCTTGCATCTTTGCTACGTTCTGCCTGTTCAATTCTTCGTACTGCGCTGGCATTGGCGGCATCTGTACAGGAGCTGGTGGCTGCTGGAACTTAGTAACTAAACTTGTAATTTCAGACTGGACTTGTTGCGCTACTAATGGAGGAACTTTATTAATGACTTCTTGTACTTCAGTTCTAGAAATATAATCTGGCAATACTTTCTCTACTCGTTCGACTCTTCTAGTCAGTTCCGAATCTTTAGTTGATCCTTTCAGACCTATCGAGACGAATTGACCTGTAAATAAGCCAACAACAATCGCTGCGGCACTGGCTACTAGAACTTCCATAAACTATGTCTTGCAAAACGTAATCTAAAGGATACAGGCTTGAACTGCCACTATTCGTCGTTTCCTAAAACAATTGCATCCATATCTAGCTCGAAATTCGCTGAGTCAATCATGTCCTGCAATGTCTCTTCGTCTTCTTCTAGAAGTGCCATATCGCTGTCACTATCTTCTTCTTCCCTAGAAGGTAAGCATGCTACGCCCTCTGTAAATTTAAAAGCAAAGCCAGCATCTTTACTAGCCATAAGAAAGACTTGCTTCTGCCTGAATCTCCCCTCCCAGCAATCTAACAATGCCTCTGTTAAGTCTTCTCTCGAGTAATTTTTGATCTCGAGCGCAATCTTGTGAAGCATGTACGCCTGCTCCATCGTTAGCTCCGGGTTCATAATTAATCGCTCCTGATAAACACCATAGATCAAATAGATCGTTGTTAAGAGGCGTAATCCATTGCTTGATCCTGTCTGCTTTCTTAGAGCAATAGAAATCTTGCTCCTTGTACCAGACCAACCAATCTCTGTTTGACCCTTTAGTCGAATTACATGGTAGGCATGCTGGCACTAGATTAGTGCGAAGACTACCACCACCAAAAGATTTAGGTCTTACATGATCAATCGTTAAATGAATTTTAATCCCTTTTTCATCCTTCTCGTTTCCGCAATAAGCACAGCACCCCCATTCATCTTTGATTGATTGTCTAAAGCGTTTCAAGGCAGCGCCTTTGGAGATTTCTACCAACCCGAAGCGGTAGCTCTCCCAACGATCTGGTACCAATGACAATATTCAGTTATTCCAACGATAACTTGTTTTTTACGTCTACTAAATAAGTTCCATTTTAAAAACACCTACAATTAAAAGTATCGCTCTAAATAGCATGAAGGTTTTAAAGATCGTTGCTATCACTAGTATCGCCTTTAATATCTCGATTATTGGTGGAACTATTGGTGCATACTTTTACGTCAAGACACCAGCCGTTCAAGAAAAAATAAAGAAAGCATTAATCAAAAACTTAACGCCAAATATCGAAAGTCAAATTGGCAAAGCAATGCCAGTAATACCTGAGATTCCTGACTTTACTGGAGGAGTATCGCCACTTAAGTTCTAGTCGTGTCTGAGATACGAGAGATAAAGCTTAGAGAAATTAACGTTCCTGAAATACCTAACTGGGCAATAAATGTACCGGAGAGCATTCCTGTCTTTTCACCAGTTACGCAGCAGATCATTACAGGACAGATAGGTTTCCCTGTTATGGACGTTCCAGGCTGCGTAGAAGCCAGAGAGACGGCTAATAACGACAATTTAGTAATAGATGCAGAGAACACTAATTTATTGCTTTGTGATCCGGGTCAGCAGCCTTCGTTTACACCGATGGATTACAGCCCTGACAGTACTCCGCCTGTAGCAAAGAATGTGATGTTGCCGCCACCTCTTGACCAGCCGAAGTCAGAGAGCAAAGCAACGAGTAACAATAATACTGATGGCAATATCAATCCATCTGGAGGAGCACAATTACCAGCACCTGAGACACCTAATCCATGTCCCAGGCCAGATGATCCTCCAATAGGAAGTAAGGGCAAGTTTGGTACAGCTCGTGTCGAATCCTATTACCGAGATGCTTCAGGAGAATGCAAAATAAAATGGTCAGCAGAGAAGCCGCAGGACGTTGCTTTCACATATCTGCCCCCTCCGCCCGTCGCTCTTACTACAGCAGCAATAGCAGCTACAGCAGTAACCAGTTCTGTGTTGATTAAGCCCCTGTCGGATGCCTTGCTAAAGATTGTAAAACCAATTACTAAGAAGGTCGTTAAAAAAGTACTTAGTCGTCTAGGGAAGAAGCCCAAGGTGCTTTCCGTTCGTGAACGTCGATTAGAACAGAAGGCTCTGAAGAAGTAGATGCGTCTAGTTTATTTGTTGTATCTAAGTTGCTTGATTGGTTTTGTACTGGTTCTTTTGTGGCTACTACTTTTGTGACGTTGATCTTATGAGAATGATCTGGTACGGAAGAAGGAAAATTCGTAACCATTATATCCGAGCATACAGGGAAATATTGAGAGGTCTTAGAATGAAATATCCCACTCTGTTTAAGAGTTCCGCAGTGCTTTAGCCTTGAGATTTCGTAGTCAAGTACCTTTAAATTTAGCTCAGCTTTACGAAGAGCAATCTCTGTACTGGCTGCTTCTTTGCACAGTCCTTGTAGCTTTGAATCTAAGGGCTTAGACCATTGAATCGTTAAGCCATAATTGAGTCCATGATTATCTTTTTGCTGAGTAAGTACATTTTTCTCGAATAAAATATTACCCGGATTATCTGGAGCACCGTCACCATCAATATCACGCATGTCGTAGACAGGCTCTTTATATGAAGTCACATATGGTCTTTTAATGTTATGGCTTAGTCCCACATAGGGAGATAATGTCATCGTTTCTGCTTGGCATACAACGCCATTTTGTCCGAACGTCGAGTTAATAAAATTTCCAGTCAATACCTGATAGGCGTTCACAGTCGCTGACCCACTAGAGTTGGCGACTGGATTGGATGTGGCAGACACGCCACCTACATCGGCTAATGCATTTGCTGGTAATAAGAATATACCTAGAAGCCCAGCAGCTACTGACTGAATACGCTGCTTGAAACTATTGTTGTTTCTATTTCTTGGGATCTCGTGATGGTTGTGCGATTCCGAAGTCCCGGTCCTTGATATGAACTTGTGTAAGTAAAAGTTCCGCCTGGCTGAGTTAATGACCAATTTGGTGAAGTATCTAGATCTAAACCTGTCCATGTGGATGTACCACCTGAAGTCGTCGTATGACTAATTGTAGTTAAACCTGTGGGATTAATGTGACCAGTACTTGGTGTTATGCCTGTACCAGAAACAGAATGAACAAATCCTGAATTATAATCTTCCGATACGATCACCTCCGATATGACTTGGCGTTGAGTGGTAGTGCTATCTAATTTTCCAGATGTATAATTTGGGACTACGGGCACGCTATGACTAGGATCTACCCAGCTAAACAATATAAATATTAAACCAACTAAACGTCTCACGCTAGCGTATGGTTAGCTCTTGAACGTGTTGAGCGATAGCCGTTGTGCCAGCACCACCTCCAACTATCGCTGTCGTACCGCCCCCAACACTAGTCAAAGTTCCAGCCAACGTAGATTTAGTTCCACCAGCAAATGTCGTAGTCTGACCATATGAAGGAATCGACTGCACCTGTCCTGTTGTCGTGCTAACAGTAGAACCTGCATTCAACGTAGCTATAGGGTCACCCTGCAAATATGAATTTGAGAAACTAAAGCTCTGTCCGGCTGTATGGATTCCATAATTGCCCATAATCCCAGTTGGGGCTGCTGTTGCAGAACCAACAGTCAATCCTGAAAAAGTATCATTATTACCTGAACCCACCGTAATATTACTTCCACTTACTGATATGGTTGACGGCACCCGTGTTGCAACTGAACTAGCCCCATCAACAGTTAATTGAATACTCGATTGAATCCGATGATGAACTTCGGAATAAGCCGGTCCACATATCGATAACAACCCAATTAAAACAGCGAACCGTTTCATCACCTTAATAACAAGTCTCCCCTACACTTTAGGAAAAAATAATTATCGAGAATTTTTTAGAGGTATGCTTTGCTTATATTTGTAGCAAATCCTACAACTGTGGTACCCGCAGCAATAACAGCAGCAGCTCCTATAACCCACTTCTCCACTACCTTTAACCTCTCTCTAAGATCTGCTTGCTTCTCCTCCAGACGCTCAATCTTTAACTGCATCACAGTGATTTTCACCTCCTGTGATGCGTCTATATTTAACCCTGAGTCAGTCATGAGTTATTCTCGGTAGTCTTTTCTTTCTTGACTAGCTCTCCACCAACAATATGTATAGGAGTCTGTACTCTTATGACCTGTTCATTGTTATTTAGAGTAGCGAGAATCTTTAGTAATTTCTCTTCAGATAGTCCACTGCTACTACTATTACCGTTTTTCTTTTGAGCAGCAATCCCATACCCAGCTAAAATACTTCCGAGCAAACTCGCAGGAAAAGTTGGATCAATATTTCCTTGCTCAGGAATTGGGATAATTGTCGTTCCAAACGTCAACTTTTCAGGCAGACGTACGTAGGATAATGTCAACATTGAAATCGACCACCCAAGAACGGAGCATTTTATTCCGTTCGCGAGAAGCTCTTGCCATAAAGGTTCGTCTTCTTCTTCTTTCTTTTTCTTCTTCGCTTTAGCAGCTTCTGCTTTTTTCTTTTCCTCTTCGGATAGCGCCTTCTTCTCTTCGACTTCGGCCATTGTTACGTTGCAAGATACTTATATATTAAGAAGGTTGCATTATGCAAGATAAAACATACACTAGATGGACTAAGTAGCAGGTCGATGGTCTTTAGAACTTTAGAACCGTGGGTGTCTAAGACGGAGTTATGCAAATACCTCAATGTCCATAAATCTCATCTAGAGGGCATGTATGAAATTTTCAGCGAAGGTATTCATTTCAGACATAAGAATCCGCTAAACAAAAACAGTCGAAGAGTCTGGAAGATTAGCAAGGTTGAGCAACTCCTGTGCGATAGCACTTCTTCATTAGCAAGAAGACTGAAGAGGGTTAAATGACCAGTTCTAACTTCAAAGATCACAAGGACAGCAAGAAGAGAAAACTGCAATTCTCGAAGTCTGGAATTCCGCTTCACCAGTTAGATGACATTCAATACATGGAATTTGCAATGGAATTTCCAGATGAGATTGTTGATCCAGAGGACGAAGATGGAACTACATGAGGAATTCAGGTTCTGGACCTTGATCAAAAAAGCAGAAACAATTAAATCTTCAATCAAGAATCAAGACAACCCTATGTTTCAGTTCTTTCTAAAGCTTCTCTACTACCACAGTTTCATGAGAACAATTCAAGAAATCCAAGACTGCTTTTGGTGTGGAGAAGAAGTAGCAGTATCCAAGCTTGATCAATTACCCTCATTTATTCGCAGGGATTATTTCTTTCAGTAATTATTTAAGATGCCAAATCACGAAATTAAATTCACCATCAGCGCAGATGGAATTGTTAAGGAAGAAGTTCTTGGAGCGTCTGGTCACGTTTGCCAACGAATAACTCAACCAATCGAACAGGCATTGGGAGAAGTTATTAACCGTAAACACAGTTCTGCATATTTCATTACTGATTCAAACCCTGCTGAAGAGAGGATTCAATTACTGGAAGAGGAAGATTGGAGAGGGTGTTGCGGAACCCTTAATTGTGCTCTTTAAGGAATCTGTAATTTCACTTCAATTGTTCTAGCTTCATGATCAATTTCTCCGTGAGAGATTGATTCAACTTTGATGCCAGCAAGATTCAGTGCCGCAAGGTAGGTCTGTGACTCTCCCTCAAATTTAATGACATCTAGCTGGTCGTACATCTCATTTACCATGAGATCTTGCATTTGCCGCATTGGTTTGCTTTTCGTAATGC